CCATCAGACTTCATAAGAAATATAATATACCACAAGTAAACGAAGATTATTATGATTAAAATTCTAATAGAATCAGGTAAAACGTCAGGACCTGCACAAACTATGACGCAAACAATAAAGGAGACGAAAGATGATTAATAAAAAAAATGGGGCAATGATGTCCGTGTTAGGAAAAAGTGCTATGATGGCTAAAGTTTTGTATGAAAAAAATTATACAAAATTTACTTTGTTTGATGATAACAGAGATATCAATGAAGCTCATGTTGAAGCGTTAGCCAAGTCTATGAAAAAAAGTGGACAGTTAATGCCAATAATTGCTAATGGAAACAGGGAAGTAATGGATGGACAACATAGGTTAAAAGCATGTGAACTGTTAAATATACCTGTTGCTTATGTGGTAACCATTGGTGGAACATCGAAGCAAATAGCTTTGATAAATAACACACAAAAAGGTTGGAGAACTCAAGACTATTTAAAACATTATAGTCATAAGAATCACTCTAACAGTGCTGAATACAAAAAAATTATTTTATTTTTTAAAGAATATAAATTACTTTTTAGTGTAGGTATGTGTTTGCTTTCAGGCAATTTAAACAATGGTCGTAGATGGGACATGGGTGTTATAGCTTCATTTAAAGATGGATCTTTTAAAATTAAAAACTTGGAAAGTGCACAAACAATAGCAGGCCAATTATTAAAATTTAAAAGTTTTGTTCCAAACTTAGTACAAATAGTTAAGTTTTGTATAGCTTTTGTAAAAGTTTCAAACCTTAAAGGATTTAATCTTGAACTTTCTTATATTCAAATTAAGAAAAATTCTAATAAGTTTGAAAAATGTGTAAACCAAGAGGATTGGATAGAAGCTTTTGTTGGTGCTTATAATTATAAGTTAATTACAAAAGGTAAGAACGGTTACAAAAGAATCTCTATAAGAAAAGAAGGGTTTTAAATTAAAAATATAGGATGGTAACGATTCCAAAGTTTAGAAATAAAACTAAAACCATTAAGACTGGTGAAGATAAGAAAACAGGTAAAGAGTCGTTTATTACAACTAACGACTCACACCATCCTATAAGTAAAAGAACTAAGGATAGGAATAGAGAGAAAACAAGATATAAATCCGGTCGCGTACATGACGGTAGAAGTAGAATACCAACACAAGAATATATAGATGGTTGGAACGCTATCTTTGGAAACAAAAACAATGATTAAGAAGCTAGATAAATACTCCTACGGTAAGTACGAGCAAATCAATGGCCATGGACCACGGACCTATGATGTTGATGGCAGTAGACTTCCATCAGTGACCACGGTCCTTGGAGCAACCAAAGACAAATCATTCTTATACAAGTGGCAAGCAAGAGTTGGTAAGGAAGAAGCAGAACGTATTAAGACAACGTCAGCTTCACGTGGAACTAGTATGCACAAGTATTTAGAAAATTATGTATTAGGCAAGGGATATGAAGATATGACAGAGATGGGACAGTTATCAAAAAATATGGCTCAGAAGGTCATAGACATAGGTCTAGCTCCTGTTGATGGTTATTATGGCTCAGAGGTTACATTATACTATCCAGGCCTTTACGCAGGTTCTACAGACTTAGTTGGCTTGCATAATGGTCAAGAATCTATAATTGATTTTAAACAGTCAAATCGTCCAAAACGTATAGATTGGATAGAAGATTATTTTATGCAAATAGCAGCTTACGCCATGGCGCATGATTATGTGCATGGCAGCAAAATACAACAAGGCGTAATTATGATATGTACACCAGATTTATATTATCAAGAATTTAAAGTAGAAGGATTACAGTTAAGGTCCTGGAAGCATAAGTTTTTAAAAAAATTAGATCAATATTTTGAACTTAAGAATAATTCTAAAGAACAAGCAATGGAAAATCCAATAAATTTGTTAAATGAGTTTGAAAAAGGCAAAATTAAGACTTAATTGTGGCATAAATGTGATTCTTGGTTGACATATAGGGATTACACAGACAATTATGTTAAAGAAATAAAAATTTATCTAAAAATATAGTGTCATAATGGCAGAAAGAGAAATAAGTGAGTAATAACAACAGTTTTAGAGCAAAAATAGTGACATTATATGAAAACATAAAATGGCAAAAGTGTCTTAAGCAGTCAATAGCAACACTTATAGGTCATATACAGAAAGGCCTATGAAGAGCTATTTTCGTGTTTAAAAAAATCATATTTGTCTGTATAACCCCTATATAGATATGAGAATTAGAAAAAAATCAAAATATAGACACGCTATTATAAATAAGAAGAAATATTACTTCTATAAAATAACATGGGCGGACATAACAGGTGATGCGGGTCATGCTACGTCTGAAGAGTTTAATAAGTTTAATCCAAGTATTATGATTACTCAGGCTTATTTATTTTCAAGAGATAATAAAAATATTAGAACTTTTGCTTCTTACGAACAAGGTGATGAGTTATTTTCTGATAGGAATGTATTTCCTAAAGGATGTATAATAAAAATGGAAAAGGTTTTACTATGATTTGTCGTCTATTTCTTTTGCATCCGGGGTTACGTCTATAATCTGTGAGTAATCGTCTAATATTTTTTTCATTTTTGCTTCTAATTGTTCCACTGACATCTCTTCTAATTTCCCTGTTTTTATTATTTTTCTATCTATGTATAATCCTGCTGCCTTGCCTCTATTTGTTTCAGCATTTACAGCAGATGAGAAAGAACCTTTCCTCAAAGCAGCCTCTTTAATTCTTGCTAATTCTGTTATGTGGTTTTCGTAATTAACTTCGTATTTTTTCATACGTTCTTCTTTTAATTTAGATACATACTGTACAACTAAAGGGCTTAGTTTAGGGTTAAGTAATTCAGAACCCTCTACCCTACATCTTTTTTCTGAGTATCCTGCAATTTTAGCTGCTTCTGTTTGTGTAAGTGGTCCATCGGGTCCGCCAAATACTACAAGCTCAGCAAATCTTTGTTGCATCTCTGTTAATCTTTTAGGTACGCCCATTACTCCTCCGTATTTTGAAATGATTCTAAAGCATCTAACTTATCTTCTGCTTCTGCTATTATGCCTAGTTGTTTATCTATCTCATCTAAGTGTTGCGGGTGTTCCCCTATAGCCACAGGACTCTCCAAATATATATTAATGGTTGCATGGGCAGCTGATATTTTTGCCTCATATTTGTCTACTAATGCGTTTAATAATCCTTGTTTATGCATACTTGACATTTTAGGGTAACAATCATATATTGTCAAGTATGATGAGTACGAAAGATTTAGAAGAGTTTGCTATTAATATAGGTCAAAGGCCTAGTCCGTCTGATCCTAATCCAAAAGAGGATAGAGGACCACTAGATTTAACTTTGTTAATAGAGCAGTCTGATAAAAAAATTAAAGAATTAAAAGAAGTTATTGATGGACATAAATCTTGGCATGATAGCGATAAGCAGCAGATATGGGATTTAAAAAAGATATTAGGTGAGAAACGATCTGTAGAACAGACTAACGAAGATCTTAAAGTTAGACTTACAGAGGTAATGAAAGATAATATTAGACTAACAAAACAAACAGATGAGTATGTTCAAAGATTACGAAATAAAGGTGTATTTTAATGTACGTTAAAAATTTACAAGAGTTTTTAGAAAGTTTTACAAGTAAAAAAGGTAATGCTATTAGTAATGCAAGAATTTATGTTGAGAAGAATGGATACTTAGAAGAAATTAAAAGAATGGAAGTACATGAAAGTCAAATTATAGGTACTCCTAGTATTAAACTTGTAGTTAAGACACAAGACGAAAAACATCTAACAATAGATGAAGGATTAAAAGGAAACTATTAACAAACAAAGGAAAAATATGAAACAAATAAGCACACAACAACTGTCAGCATTGATAGGATATTTAAAAGCACAGCCTTGGGAGCAAGTACATCCTCTTATAACTATGCTAAGTTCTTTACCTGCTGTTGAGCCTAAAAAGGATACACCTGTTACTCTTAAAAAGTAATGGGACCAGAGGCTAAATTATACCAAACTGTACGCAAGGCTACACCTAATATTATCTACAATAGAGTAGAGAATTTAATCCCCC